ATGGACAGGCGCAGCACGCCTTGCTCGGTGGTGGGGTCGAACGCGCGGGGGCGGGGCGGGGTCATCGGGCATCGGGCAGTGCAGGAGCGTGCATTCTCCCCCGAGGCGCCGGTCGCGCGGGTGCCTGGGAGCGCGGGGTTCGGTTCCGGCCCAGGGGGTGCCCTCGGGCAACGTTCATTCCAAGCAGGTAAACTATTGATTGCGCTGGCAATGCCAGCAGTATCCGACGCTCCGCCCGATGACCCTGCCCGCCACCGACGCCGCCGCGCGTTACGCCGCCTCCCTGCGCCTGTCCGTCGCCCCGATGATGGACTGGACGGACGCCCTGTAATACCAAGGCTTTCGGTGGCATTGGTACACCATTGGTACATCAGCGTTGCCGGAACTCCTGCCCCATACGTAGAAAGGCCGCCCTAAGGCGGCCTTTTTTCGTTGCGCGTCAGGACGCCTTGGCTTGGCGCTGCGCGTCCCACCAGTCGGCGACGTCGCGGGTGTCATACACCTCGCACGTCCGGACCGGGAGCAGCCCGGCACTGTGCTTGTTGGCCATCGTCTTGAGCTGCTGGCCAGGGAAGTAGGCATCGCGCAGTTGTTCAATGGTCATGGTCGATCCAAACTGGCCAAAGAGCAGCCAGAACGTGCCAAACCCAGCGCCCCCCATGGTTCCCCGCGCACTCATCGATCGGTGCCTCCGACAAGGCGCAGCTGAAGCTGAGGCAGGGCGGTCGGTGCCTGCTGCGCCGCCGGCACCGGATGCGTCCCGTGCATCTTGTGCCAGTGCGCACAAGCCAAGTCGAATGTGGCGCACTTCTGCGTGCAGCTGCAGCGGCATTCGATTAAGTGGCCGCCCTTGGCCTCCAACCTGCGCCCGTCAAGCATATAGCGGGCCTTATGGCCTTGAGGGCACCCAGGCAGGGGCCGGGGAGGCGAGTACTCGCGCTGCGTCACGCGGCACCCCGATTCATGCTGCACCCCCAGCGCGGCGGACAGCCATCTGTGGGCGACGGCGCAGCCGCTGCGGAATCTGTCCCACGGCCAATCCGCTATGACGCCGGCGCGCCGGTCGGGTGGTCCAGAGGTGGTGGAGCAGTGCGCCGCCGGCGGCGGGCCCAATCAGGATCAGCAGCAGCTCAGCCATGGGTCACCTTCCCCGTGTTCACGCCGATGGCGGCGAGGGCGTGGGTAATCTGCACGACTTCGGTACCGAGCAGGTTCGCCGCCCGCTGCGCGTACGACTCGCTCCACGAGAGGTAAAGGAAGCCCTGCCGCTGCAGGCGCTCCCCCATGAGCTGAATGTCTTCAAGGTCGATCACCTGGCGCAGGCCCAGCTTCTCCGCGATAGCGCGGGCGTGAAGGGTCTTGCCGCTTCCCTGGGGCCCGTACAGCACGACGGACTTAGCCATGGGCCACCTCCTGGGCGGCCTGCGCCACCGCAGCCTGCGTGGCCTTGCGGCCCGGCAGCATGTTGGCCACCTCGAAGGGAAAGGGGAGCCGTGCGGCCAGGTGGGCCAACTCTGCCGAGATCCAGCTGGCGTCCTGGGCGAATTCCTCGCTGCCCTTGGTGACCACCCAGCCGCTCTTGCTGCCCTTGCGGCGCTCCAGCACCCGCTGCGCCACCTTGGGCGCGCCCATGTTCAGGGTCGCCGTGACGATCACCTTGTTGTGGGAAACGTGCAGCACCAGTGTGGCGCTGCAGTCGTTCCCGTCGCCCCTATCAATCCCCACAATCCCCACACCCGTGATAGCCTCCGCCCCGTGTCCGGTGCTGGAATCCAATGGAATTGCGGGGGTGGATGCGGCTTCGCCGTTCATCTTTTGCATGGTTCTCTCCTGAGCTGCTGTTGGTAGATGGCCTCGGGGTGGTGTTGGCGCACCGCCCGCCGGACCGCTGTTGCACGTTGCGTTACTGCTTCTTGAATACCCAGCACTTCACCGTGAAGCTGCTGCCGAGCATCGTGTTGCGGATGTTGCTGTTCACTGCGGTGTTGGCGCTGATCAGCTTGTAGCGCCGCGAATCGGTCAGGTGTTTGCGCAGGTCAACCAGATCAGGCACTGCCTGCCCATGCTTGGCCGCCTGGGCCACGAATTCGTTGAGGTTGATGGCGATCTTGTGGGGGTCGCGCGAGTGATTGAGCATCGGCCGCTCGCCGTTGGTCAGCCCTTCGAGATACTCGTATGTCTCCCAGAACTCGTTGACGATCTTGTGGTCGGCGCTGATGGCCATCTGACGTTCCATGGCCGCTGCGACCAGGGCGTCACGCGTTGCCACGACCATGTGCTCGGGGATTTCAATCACGTCACGCAGGCAGTCCAGCAGGGACAGCATCTGCGCATGATTTTTGATGACGCGTTCCAGCCGCAGATCGGTCTTCTCGCGCAGCCGGGCTTCGAAGTAGGTCACGCGCTCCTTGAACTTCTTGAGCACCTGGCCCTCACAGCGCACCGCCTTGATCAGGAAATGGCTCAGGTCTTCTACCTGTAGCGCGTTGAGATTGTCGGCGGCGATGCGGCTCTCGGCGGTAACGGTCGGCTTGCGGAAGTGCAGCTTCACGATGCGGGTGAGGATCGCTTCGCTGGCGTCGACCGCGGCATTCTGGCTGATAACGATCGTGCCCCGGAACGGCGGTTCGTAGGTGTCATTGCCACCATTGCGCACGCCGCGCGTGGCCAGGGTGCCGCCGCCGAAGTAGTCCTTCAGCTCATCCCACTCGAACGACTTGGAATGGGCCTTGTCAGGTGTATCGCGGTCAGCCTCGAGCAGCACAACCGGCATGCCGGAAATCTGGCCCATTGCGCGTGCGCGCCCGGCCTTGGATGACTTGGCCGGATCGAAGCCTTCGTAATCACTGCGTGCGAGCAGCTTCCACAAAAAGGTCAGCAGGGTGGTCTTACCCGCGCCGGCTTCGCCGGTTGCTTCGAGGAAGGGGAAGGATTTGTGGGTGCTGCGGATCTGATTGGCGAACAGCGAACCGAACCAGAACGTCAGGGCGATCATGCCGTGTGTGCCGAAGCACAACCACAGCCACTCCAGCCACTCGGTGCGGAAGGCCTCAGCGTCGCGTTGTATGTCCATACGGATGGACTTCTGGGTGGTCTTGAGGCGCAGCTTGTTGAACTCGAAATAGTCCTCGGCGTTCGCCAGGCTGATTTCGCCATTCCGCACCGCGATGTCGCCGAAAATGTACGCCCCGTGGTCCGGGCTGTACCCGACGAAGTCGACGGTATCGACGGTTTTGATGTTGAACAGCTGGTCTTCCATCATGCGGTCCAGCTGGTGGCCCGAGCCGCTGAACACCGCGCCTTGGGCCAAGCTGATGATGCGCTTCTTGAACTCGGTGGAGCTGGCCACCTGGGGGCCGGTAAAGGTGCCCTTGACCGAGGGAGCGTCGTGGGGAAAGTCGACGCGGAAGAAGTACCAGCTTTCATCGGTGGCCTCATGGCGCTGGAAGTACAGCGCTTCCGGGTAGCAGTTGGCGATCTGGCGCACAGACGCAGCGGCGCGCTCGATCTTGGCGATTTCCTCGGCCTCCAGTTCTTCGTCTTCGCTCAAGTCGTGATCAGCCGCACGATCACGACGCAGTTTTTCATACCGCTGCGGGTCGAACTCGAACCAGTACAGCCGCGAGTGGTGCTCTAGGTGGAACTCGGTCTGCTTGTCGTGGCCGTAGACGATCAGGCCCTTGTCCATGGCCGTGCGCGCCATGAGCAGGTCGCCCTGGTAGCGTGCCTCGGCCAGGTCGGCGTCCCACTGTGCCTGCTGGTCATCGGCGGCCAAGGCGCGCAGGTGCAGGTCATTCCAGTCGGTCTTCTTGCCATCCCGCTGAACGATCTGCGCCGCCTTGCATTTGAAACCGAGCTTCTCGGCGCGCTTGGCGTGTCGCTGTATGTACGCGCGTGCGCCCGGCTCGGTATCCAGCGCCCAGATCAGCGTCGGCATGTTGCCCGGGCGGGAGGCTGCCAGCTCACGGAGCGATGCCTCCGGGTAGGCATTGCTCGACATCGCGGCAACGGCGCACGAGCCGCGCTGGATCAACGCGATCGCATCGAAGATGCCTTCCACGATCCAGACTTCAGGCGCGGTACGCAGCTGGTCGACTGCCGCAGCCGCCCACCACACGCCTAGGTAGCTCTCGCCCGGCGCGAAGCGCGCTTTCTTTTTGCCGAAGCGGTGCGGGCGGTCGATCAGCCGCTCCCACCAACCACCCTTCGCCAGGGGGAATCGCACGGTGGCGGTACCCTGACGAACTTCGCGGTCGTAGTAGTCCTCTTGGGTATACAGCCCTCGCAAGCCGCTGACGTTGAAGCCGCGACCAGTAGCCAGGTAAGCATCAGCCGCCGCGTTCGGCGCCTGCGGGGTCTGAGGGTTGAGCTTCGAGTAGTCGTCAAAGAGATCGTCATACAGATCGCGCACGCGCACTTCTTGCCCGCACTTTGCCTGTCGGCCACAGCGCAGCACCCATGGCTTTTCGTAGCTGGTGTAAAGCTCCTTTTTGCCGCAATGGGGGCATTTCCCCCCTCGCATGTATCCGGTGCCATTGCGATGCTTGAGGCCGTAGTCGCGCTCTACGCGCTGCAGGACTTGCTGGCGGATTTCTACTTGCATGGCCCGGTCAGCCTCTCGCTGCGGACGCAGCGGTGGTGTTGTGGTGGTGCACGGCTCTCTCCTGAGCGGGGTGTCCACGGCACGCAGCGTTGGCGCGCTGCGGTGCCGGGAGCGGTGGTGAACTACTCGTCTGCCGGCTTGGAGCGGCTGAGAATCTGATACATGTCGTCGCGGATGTACTCGGCTACGGCAGCCGTATCGTTAGGGTCGATGCCGTGCTCGTTGGCCACCTCCTCGGTGATGGCAGCCAGTAGGCGGCACGCGTAAGCCGCGCGCCAGAGGCGTTGGTAGTCGCCTGCGCCGATGAGCTGTGCGCCACGGGTGTCTATGCCGCCGGGAGGCCCAGGGTTACGCGCGGGCGGCACGTGGTCGTTGCGGCTTTCCATCAGTGCACCCCCGATGCTGATTCGCCACTATTGCGCAGCCATGCGAAGAAGCGCTCGGCCTCACCGGGGGCGAGCAGGAAGATGGCCTGGCCGATCTGCAGGCTGTGGTCGGCTGCAGGCCGGATCAGGTGGGAGTACGCGGCCACCATTGCCACCACCACGTTCGACTCGGTGTGTACGCAGGACACGTACACGCAATTCCGGTCGGTCGACGCGCGCACGGTGATATCGGCGCTGGCCGAGGCCAAGTCGATGATGGGGCGCAGATTGGGATGCTTTGCAGCGGCCATCAGTTGGCACCTCGCCGCGAGGCAGAGGCAGCACGAGCATGCACGGCAGCGTTGGCGGTGGCAGCGTATGCGTCCAGAATGTCACCCAATGTGAGCGACAGAGCAGACTTGCCCGTCCCGACGAGCCGGGCGATCAGCGCCTGGTAGTCATCGTGGGTCCATTCAAGGGTGTCGGCAATAAAGCCGAAGACAGCGGCGATCTGCCGCGAAGGGGCTACGCCGGGCGGTACTTGGGTGTCCTGGGGCATCGTTCGGGTTCCTTGGATAGTGGAATCCGACACCCCGAGACCAATCAGGGTGGCGGACGGTACGGGTTGGTCTACCGGTCCAAGGGCCGGCGGGGCCGAGGCCCCCCGCGTACCGCCCGCCATAAAACTGGCTGGCACGTGCCCGCTGCGATGCAAGGCAACAAAAAAGCGCCTTTCATCGGGAGATGGGCGCTGGTGCGCCTTGGAATCCGGGAGACCAATCCCGATCGCCGAATTGGCGGCGACGGGTGAATATTTGCTCCGTCCATGGGCAGGTGTCAAGGGGAATTGATGGGATTTGAGGTAAATGTTCAGAACGTGCATACCGCTCATGCCCTCGCAGATTCAGACGCGTGCGCGGTCAGCACCAGGTAGGCACCTCCTCCTGCGATATGCGCCGTGACAGCGGCGCGCAGAGCGTCGGCATCACGCTGTTTCTCAGCGAGCGACACATGCCTGTCGCGGGTAGTTGAGGTTACAAGGCTCGGCTCCATGGCCGTGGCCCAGCCATCACGGTGTGTCTTCTGGCGAATCATGAGCAGCACTCCATCGCTGGCGATAGGTCGCCAGATCGTTTCCGTAGTTCGTGGGGGCCTGTTATCAGGCGCTGGGCGTTTCGGTACCGCTGCGGGCGGCATCAATAGCGTCTAGAAGGTCAAGCTGGCCGCAGCCCCTGTCGGCTCTCCAGGCCTTCTGCATCTGAGCGCGCAGGAAGCTCGGCGTGGGCGGAAGTTCACTCGGCAGTGCCATCGGCACACCACTGGGGCTGGCGATGCCTGTCAGCTCCGAATGGCCGCTGTAGCACGCGCCGCAGAGCGGGTTCTCGCACACGTAGATATCGTTGCGCAGGTACTTATGCGCCAGGGCGCTGGTGCGCTTGATGAGGCGTGAACCGCATGCCTCGCAGGAGAAGATCACTCGCACACCAGCGATCGCGCTCATGCCCTCTTACCCTTGGCTGACTTCGCTGTGGGCTTCGGCACGGATCTGCTGGCTTTTGTGCAAGAATTGGGGTCGCGTTTGATGCCGAGTGCGACAGCGGCAGCGTGGGACTTCCCAAAGTTCCCCTTGCCCATCCCGCGCAACGCATCGTTCACGGCATGGCGGCAGAGGTCGTTGTGCTCGGCGAAAGCGGTAACGGTGATTCCGTTGTCGCGGAGCCACTGGCGAGCTTCATCAGGTGTACGCAGGTCCGGTTTGGTTGTCCGTTGTTTGGCTTTCATTCCGTTTCGTCTGTGTAAAACTTGCGTGAATCTTGGTGAAGTTAACTGCACCTGTCAAGGGGGAATGCGCGTGTCTGTGGGTACGAGGCTCAAGGAAGAAAGGAAGCGACTGGGGCATACCCAGGAAGCCATGGCATTGGCCTGCGGAGTGGCCAAGCGAACTCAGATCCTGTTCGAACAGGACGCCCACTTGCCCGGTGGTGCGTACTTCGCTGCTGCCGACGAACTCGGCATGGATACGGTGTACGTACTCGTGGGTCGCCGTGAGCGGCTGTCTCCGGCCGACGCCGATCTGCTAGATGCCTGGCGCGCTGCAGCGCCGGCGGCGCGAGCTGCGGCGATTGCGACGCTCTCAGGTGCGGTTCCACACGCGACTACACTCGCGCCGAAGACGCAGTTCAACGATGCGACGATAGGCCAGCAGTTCAGTGGTGACGTGGATTTGCGCAACCAGGCGCTGGTGGTGAAGCCCAGCGGAACGAAAAAGAAAGCGGCGCGCTGACACAGTTCGGATTTCGGGAATCGTGTCCGCTAACACAGGGGGCGTCTTGGAAGACGCGATTTCTGTGTGATGGGATATGCGTAGTTGCGGTAGTAGTGAAGCGCCATCGGTATGTACGTGCAATCGTGGCACCGTCTTTGAGGGCGCCGTTATCGGCCAAGTGTTTAGTGGGCGCGCGGAATTCATCTGTCCGCTAGCGAGCGGCTCGCCGACCCGTACTTTGGTTGCCATGCCGAACTCTCAGCAACGAAGATCGAAACAAGGATTGAACTCGATGCGTCAAGATTTCCCTGGCTACTTTGATCCCACTCCTGAAGATATCGCCGCCCTGTGGAAGGACGCAGTTATCGCTCTCGACACCAACGTGTTGTTGGGTCTGTACCGGTGGCCAGCCAGTACCAGGCAAGAGATATTCCGCCTGTTGGAAATGATCGCTCCCCGACTTTGGGTTCCATATCATGTACTTGTGGAGTACCACCGCAACCGGCTTGAAGCGATGCGCGCCGAACACAAGGCCGCTCAGCAGTTGGAGCGCGACTTTCGGTCCGCTTACGAAGCTTTCAAAGCGGTCGTGTCTAGCGACGGGGTGAAGGACAGAGCATGCTGGCCGGACCTTTCGAAGAAGCTGGGTGATACGACCGGGCACATCAAGGAGCTTCTCGCGATCGCGAAAGCGGAGAGCAACAACTACATTTCGCCAAACAGCGACGATCACGTTCTGACGTTCCTTGAGAAGCTTCTACCCGGTCGCTGCGGCACCCGACCCGCATCACAAGAAGAGGTTGATGCTGCAGAGCATGAGGCGGCGCGCAGGTTCGCGGTAAAGATGGGGCCTGGCTACCTAGATGGTGAGAAAGCCGGCGATAGGTACATGTTCGACGGACTGGTGTATGACCGGCAGTACGGCGATTTCATGGTGTGGAAGGAGCTTCTGGAACACTGCGCCGCTAATCAAACAGCGAAGCTTCTATTGATCACATCTGATGTGAAAGGCGACTGGTGGCTGGATTCAAAATCAGTCTCAGGCAAGCGCCCACAGCCTGAACTTGTGATGGAAATGAGCAGGCGAGGCGGCGTAGATCAATTTTGGATGTATACGCTCTCTGAGTTCTTGGCAAAGTCAGACCGGCACCTGCAGGTGAAGGTGACACAGAAAGCGATCACGGACGTTCGGCAGGCAGAGTCCAGCTCAGAGCGCGAGCTCAAGACAAGGCTGGAGAATCTAATGCCGCGGGTGATATCGCCCGTCGATATGAAGCGCGTGCTTGCACAGCTTGATGCGAAAGAGTTTGAGGTGAATCAATCCTATGTAACTGGAACCACGGCACGCCCTAGTGGCAAGCCGCTGGGTATCGTGGTGATCTCTGCCGACACCTTGCTCGGATCGGTCGAAAAGATGAGAAAACAAGTAAAGAGTGCTCTGGAAGGGTTGGATCTGTTGGACACCCTTCCAGAAATCGATGTTTTCCTATTGCTTTCAAGCAGGCCTGTCGAAACGTGGCTGAAGCGAGCTGGTGAGATGATCACGTTCGTTGCGGGCGAGCTGTCCACCGGCGACAGTTTGGTATCGCCCTTCCTCGCGTATTTCGGCAATCCAGCGCGAACCGATGTCCGTTTCGCTACGACTGAGGGCCACCAGCTTTAAACGGCGTTCTCTAGCTCCAATGTTGTGGAGAAGCCGGAGAGAGCGTCAATGCGATGAGTTGCCTTGGATACTAGCCAGCTTGAGCCGTCGATTTCAGATTTGAATCCGTCCACAGTAATCGATTGCTCTGGATACACGTCCGCCCGGCCGAGGGCGAGCGTGATGCTCAGCGTCGCGGTGCCACGATCTGACCGTTGCAACTCTGCCGTGGCGCGCTGCTTGGCTTCGGCTTCGCTGGCATATGTCGCCTGCAACCGCTTTTC